TCTACTAGCACTAGGAGATTTGGGATAAGTTCTCATTTCACATCTTTAAAGAAAACATGATCAGGCCAAGCCTTATCATCAATGAACATATCTGCATGAGGTTTGCCCATGATTAGTTCGTGATACTTAACGCCCCACTCTTTAAGTTGTTTTTGAGTCAACTCAAATAGGACTGCTGAAGCCTTTGCTGCAGCGATGGGATATTCCTCAGTAGAGAATCTACCCATTGCACGAGCAGTGAAGTAAATAATATAATTTCCTTCATCATACAATTTATTTAGAGTATGAATTCTAGTCTCATATGGTTGAGCACTCTCATAATCCCTTCCCTTGGTTGGGGTACATATAGTACCATCTATATCAACGCAATACCTCATTGATGTAATTCCTCACTGTAATAAATTTATAATCACCCCATACTGGTAAAGCAGAAGTGAATTCTTGATACTTGCCTCGTAAGTGTTCAGGGAATGGTATTAATTCTATTTCACCATTATACTTGTTTGCAACTAATTCCGCAACATCTTGGAAAGTAACTGCATTACTTGTGCCCAAATCATATATTCCAGAACCCTTTTGATTGCTCAAAACAATTGCAACCACATCTTCAACACAAACGAAATCTCTGAAGTACATATCAGAACCTTCAAAGAGTTTTATCTTACCTGTTTCTTGTACTTGTTTGGAGAATTTACTTACTGGACTTGCTTGATTACCTTTATGTTCTTCTCCTTCACCATAGACATTAAAGTATCTAAACCCTTGTACTGATTTGAATTCTGTTATGTGATCATTAACCCAGTAATCAACAGTAACTTTAGATAATGCGTAGTAGTTTAATGGATTAATAATCTGTTCCATATGTCCATATACCGATGCCGAAGATGCATATTTAACTGGTATCTGGTATTCTATTGCTTTTTTGAATAGTTCAATTGTAAATTCTACATTATACTTATGGATCTTATTTAAATCTGTTTCTGTGGTACTTGATATTGCACCTTGATGTATTATTAATTTTACTTTATCCCAATTCTTATATTCCTCCAGAAACTTAAAAGCTCCTTCTGCTTCTACTCTATAGAGATTTTCTGGATCAAGTACCTTAGTAAATGCTTGACCTATAAAACCTTGGTATCCAGTAAGTATTATCATTGTTTAGGCCATGGAAAATGTAATGGTAAGAAGAACACCTGAACTAACCTGTGTAGGTCATCTTTGTATATAAGATCTTTATCATATGCTCCATGTAGGATACTGTCGGGATAGAATACCATTCTATTGTATTTCATTTCAGCGAGATGTATTAATTTCCAATCACCATCACTATCTGTAATATACTTATCTCTAGGAATATCTTTACACTCTTCAGATTTTGGATTGATTTGCATACCCTTATAGGTATAGAAACCAGTTCCACCATTACATTCATCATCTTTATTTAAGTATATAATACCAGCCCATCCTCTAGTTTTAAGACCAACTGGAAAATCTACATGTGGTATTCTATCTCTTCCTTCTGACTGGGTAACATTAACAGAGAATGGAACATTTCTCATTGATTGTTCCAATACTACAGATTCATCTTTTGTTAATCCATATACATTTTCTAGCATCTCTTTCCATACGGGAAAGAAATTATCCAGATCCATGTTCATATCTACTCTTACTCCAGGCAATCCTGCACATATTCTATTGTTTTTAGTGCCTGGTACTCTAAGTGCTAGATCTCTAACTTTATCTGGGTACTTATAGAAGTTATCAATATAGATTATTGGGGTCTCTTCCCATCCCATTATCTCTACTCTTGCACCCAATTCGTCATTGATTGCGAAAGTCTCGTGTTCATCAATAAAATACTTTTTCATATAACCTAAATACTTCGGAGAAACTTATGAATTACTGGAATGGCGAAACCAATCAGTAAAGACGGGTTGAAAGAGTACGCTCTTAGGAAACTCGGAAAACCAGTACTGGAAATCAATGTCGATGATGATCAAGTAGATGATCTAATCGATGATGCCGTCCAATATTTTCACGAGAGACATGGTGAGGGAATAGATCGTGTCTTTCTTAAACACAAACTAACAAAAGCTGAGAAGACTACTCTCACGGGAGTTGCTTCTACAACAACAGTAACCAGTACTCAAGGTGGAATACCATCATTAGAGTATGAAGAAAATGCCAATTTCCTTCCTTTACCTGACTCAGTTATTGCAGTCAATAAGGTATTTAAAATGGACTCATCCACCTTATCGGCGGGTATGTTCAATGTAAAATACCAGATCTTCCTTAATGATTTATACTACTACGGTGCAATAGATTTATTGAACTATAGTCAAACAAAATCATACTTGGAGACTATCGATTATCTACTTAATCCAGATGTTCAAGTAAGATTTAATAAGAAAAACGGTAAGTTATATCTTGATTTAAACCTAAAGGAATTGGTTGATGACCATTATCTAATTATAGATTGTTATAGGGTTGTTGATCCAGAAAGTGAAACAGCAGTTTATAACGATCACTGGCTTAAACAGTATACCACTTCTTTGATCAAAAGGCAATGGGGTCAAAATTTAATTAAATTCACAGGTGTTAAACTACCTGGCGGATTGGAATTAAATGGTCGTCAGATATATGACGATGCTGTTGCAGAAATTGAGAAACATGAGGAGAAGTTAATGTCAGAGTATGCTTTGCCACCTTTAGATATGGTAGGATAAATGCCTTTATCTCCTTTCTTTTTACACGGATCACCAAGCGAACAAAGACTTGTTCAGGATTTGGTGAATGAACATCTGAAGATGTTTGGTCAGGATGTCCTGTACATGCCTAGAAGGATTGTTAATGAGAACACAGTTATAAAGGAAATAACTGCTTCTAGATTTGACGATAGTTTTAGGTTAGAAGCATACTTAGTGAATGTTGATGGATTTGGTACTCCATCGGATGTACTATCTAAGTTTGGTGTTCGTGCAACTGATGAGATAACATTGGTTGTTTCTAAAGAAAGGTATGATGATTTCATATCTCCATTCTTAAAGTTATGGCCAGCAGATGAAATTAAGGTTGCTCATACTCCACAAGAAGGAGACTTAATATATCTTCCATTAGATAATGGATTGTTTGAGATCAAATACGTAGAAAGAAAAGTACCTTTCTACCAGATGAATGACCTATTCATGTATGAACTTAGATGTGAGCTCTTTGAAGTTGAAGATGAAGTTATTGATCTACCAGATAGTCTCACCGATAAGGAAGGTGTTCCTGTAGAGGATACTATTGCAACTATGGGTCAAGTAGTAACATTACAGATGGCTACTGATGATTATCAGAATGCTGTTGCTAATGTATCTCTTGCCTCTACTATCATTGGAACTAAGTCTGTTCAGATGATTAAGTTGTTTGATGATGGTAACTATAAGGGAACTCCAGCAGTTACTATTAACAAACCAACTAGAGGAGGACAAGCGATTGGTACTGTTACCATTGCTGATGGTGCAATTCAAACTACAAACATTACATTTGCAGGTACTAATTATTTAAATGTCCCAAGCGTATCCTTTACTCCACCAAATCGTACAGCATCATCCCAGATTAAGTTTGGAAACAATTCGTTATACCATAGTAACGATACTGATGTTAATGGTGCTAACTTTAAATTTACATCGAATGTAGATTCATTCCAAGCTGGGGATGGAAGATTATCCTTTAGTTGTTGGATATATCCTACACAATTCGATCAAGATCCTAATTATGGTGCAGCCATAATGTGGACTAATAGATTCAAAATATATCATAGAGAAACAGGAAACGTAGTATTTGCTTCTGGTTCTGGATCTATAGAGAATACTACACCACTAACTCTAAATGCGTGGAACTTTATTAGAGTAGAACAGTATGAACAGGATGCTACTATATCTGTCAATGGAAACGTAAGTAACAATTTAGGTACTGCTGATCCTATTCTATTCTTTGCAAACGATCAATTAAAGTTTGGTGCTGATACCTCTGGTGCTGGTAAAAATCCCATTGTCACAAAGGGATTTAAAGGATATCTAGATCATGTCACTGTAAATTTAACAGGAGATAATGCATTTAGAAATACCAGTTCTCAACTTGTTCCAACTACTACTGTACAACAAGAGAGTGATCCACAGACATCTACTGTTGCTCAGTTTATTAACAATCTTAATAATGAGTTACCAATAGTAACTGCTGCGTTAAATTCTGATAGGGAAGTTGATAGTCTTACGATTAACCACCCAGGCAACGGATACACTTCTGTTCCTATAATGACTATTGGTGCAGCTGATCTTGGTGATCAGGCAACTGCTGTTGCTATTATGACTAGTAGAAGTGGTGTTCCTAATAAAGCTATTGATAGAATTTTATTAGTAAATCCTGGCACAGGATACACTACTCCACCAACCATAACATTTACTGGTGGTTCTCCGACTTCTGTTGCAATTGCTACTGCTATTGTATCCGAAGCATGTCTTGGTCCAGTTGCAATCACCACTGGTGGTACGGGATATACATATCTACCAACAGTTGGTATTACTCCTGTATGGGTTCAACAGTCTAATGAAACAACAGAGTTACTGTGGAACGCACAAGCAGAGGCAGTTGTAAGTACTGCTAATACTGTTACTGAAATTAGATACAGTAATGCTGGTGCTGGTTATACAAGTACTAATGCACTTGTTTCTATATCTTCCATTACCTCACCATCATTTGGTGATTATGAAGGTGGAGAAATAGTTAAGGGAGTCTCTACTGGTACTAGTGCATATGTTTCTAGTTGGGATGCATCAACTAGGATACTTAAACTCAGTATTCCGAAAGGTAACTTTGCATTAGGTGAAGCAATTGTTGGTGCTGGAGCAAGTTATACAGTATCTTCCGTTAAGGATGATTTTGGTAATTTGGACTTTGCTTCTAATGATGAAATAGAACTAGAAGCTGATTCAATATTAGATTTCACAGAGAACAATCCATTTGGTGAGTTCTAAATACTATTATAAGGTGGTAATATTATGCTAACCAATCATTTCTATCACGAAATAATTCGTAAAACAATTGTTTCGTTTGGTACTCTTTTTAATAACATTGAAATTCAGCACACAGATAAGGCTGGAAAAGTTGTTAGTGTAATAAAAGTTCCAGTATCATACGGACCAACTCAGAAATTTCTTGCAAGATTAGAACAAGGTAGGGACTATAACGATGGAGTTGCTGCAGCTCTTACTCTACCAAGGATGTCTTTTGAAGTAATTGGTATGCAATATGACTCGACCAGAAAGGTTTCTACTATGCAGACCTTTAAGTCAGTCAATAAGAGTACCAATAAACTGATTAAAGGGTTCATGCCTGTTCCTTATAATATTAGTATGCAAATGAGTATCCTTGCAAAGTTAAATGAGGATGCCATTCAGATTTTAGAACAGATCTTACCATATTTTCAACCAGCATTTAATCTAACGATAGATTTGGTAAGTATTATTGGTGAGAAAAGAGATATGCCAATAACTCTTGAGAGTATTGGTATGGAAGATAATTATGAAGATGATTATCTAACAAGAAGGGCATTGATTTATACTCTTAATTTTAATTGTAAGACATTCCTATTTGGTCCTATTAACAATAGTAGTGAAGGACTAATTAAGAAAGTTCAAGTTGATTACACTAGTGACACTGCAAATCTTAAAACTGCTCCAAGACAAGTTAGATATCAAGCAGTTCCAGTTGCAGTTAAGGATTATAATGCAGATGATACCGCAAGAACAAATGAAGTATTCAATGAAACTGTAACTTCATTTAATGTTAGTTCTGCAACTCCATTTAATAAAGGTGATTATATTCAGATAGATGAGGAGAAGATGTTAATTAAGTCCAAGTCTGGACAAAGATTAACTGTAAGAAGAGGAGAGTATGGAAGTACTCCTGTTCCACATGACATCGATGTTCCTATAAATGCTATTACTATACAGGATACGGCTCTCATAGAAGAGGGTGATGACTTTGGTTTCGGTGAAACTAAGAGCGAATTCGCAGATGGTCAAGTATTCAGTATCAGTCAGCAAACTGATTCCGACTTATGAAACATGAATTTGATGCTATAGATGATGCTTTGGAAGTTTCTTCAGAGATAATCCCTACAAAAGATATAGAGAAGAGACCAACTAGAACCAGCATTAAGAAATCCTCAGAAGATTCTCCAGAGATTCAAAGGGATTATGAATATAGTAGAGCTCAGTTATATTCGTTAATTGAGAAGGGACAGGAAGCGGTTGATGGTATTCTTGATGTTGCCGAACAAAGTCAATCTGCAAGATCGTATGAAGTTGCTGGTCAGTTAATCAAACACGTTGCTGACACTGCTGATAAGTTAATGGATCTTCAAAAGAAGGTTAAAGACATTGAAGAAGTAGATACTAAACAAACTACTAATGTCACTAATAATGCGTTGTTTGTAGGTAGCACTGCTGAATTGCAGAAGATGCTTAAACAGACAATGAAGGATTCTAAATAATCAAGGAGACCTGCGTTCTACTATGAAATCATATAGAAACTTACGAGAAGAAAATTGGGATAGGTTGAACAAGTACGGCGCAACTTATTCTATAACGTTCATCTTTAGAGGACAAACTAAGTTCCTTCAGATGTTCTTCCCACAAAGAGGACGACCTTTTAAGAGGGATGTTCAACATGAATTGGAGAAAGTATATCCAGGCGGTAGAGTAATATATTTCTGTCCTTCTGACAAAGACCCGACTAAACCTTTACTTGTAATTAATCCCTGATGGCTAAAGAATCTGATAATGTATATCTTGGTAACCCGAATCTAAAGAAAGCCAACACACCTATTAATTTCACTAAGAAACAGATTGCTGAGTTTCTGAAATGTAAAGATGATCCCGTATATTTTACTGAGAAGTTTATAAAAATTATTAACTTGGATGAAGGTCTAGTACCTTTTGACATGTATCCATTTCAAAGGAAGTTAATTCATAATTTCCATAGTGGTAGATTTAATATATGTAAGATGCCTCGACAGTCTGGTAAATCAACGACTGTGGTATCTTATCTTTTGCATTATGCATTGTTCAATGACAGTGTAACTATAGGTATTCTTGCAAACAAAGCTGCAACCGCTAGGGATCTACTAGGTAGATTGCAGATTGCATATGAGGCATTACCTAAGTGGATGCAACAAGGTATTATTGCATGGAACAAAGGTTCTATGGAATTAGAGAATAAGTCTAAGATTGTTGCTGCATCTACCTCTGCATCTGCGGTTCGGGGTATGTCATTCAACATCATATTCCTAGACGAATTTGCGTTCATTCCCAACCATATTGCAGATGATTTCTTTAGTAGTGTATATCCTACTATTAGTTCTGGTAAGTCTACTAAGGTAATTATTGTTTCTACCCCTCGTGGTATGAATCATTTTTATCGATTGTGGCATGATGCAGAACTTGGTAGAAACGAGTATATAACCACGGACGTTCATTGGACAGAAGTTCCAGGCAGAGATGAAGCGTGGAAAGAACAAACGGTTAAGAACACATCAGAAGCTCAGTTCCGAGTTGAGTTTGAGTGTGAGTTCTTAGGATCTGTTGATACTTTAATATCTCCAGCTAAATTAAAAGTCATGGCCTATGACGAACCAACAGGTAAGGGCCCAAGAGGAGGAGAGATATATACAAATCCAGTTTCTGGTCACAATTATATCATAACAGTTGATGTTGCAAGAGGTGTAGAGAAGGATTATTCTGCTTTTATTGTTGTTGATACTACAGAGTTCCCGTATAAGGTAGTTGCTAAGTATCGAAATAATAATATAAAACCTATGATATTCCCCAGTGTTGTACAGGAATTTGCTAAAGCATATAATAATGCATATGTTTTAGTAGAAGTAAATGATGTTGGGGATCAGGTTGCATCTATATTATTCTATGATTTGGAATATGAAAATTTATTAATGAGTTCTGTAAGAGGAAGAGCTGGTCAGGTATTAGGTATAGGTTTCTCTGGTAATAAGACGCAGTTAGGCGTTAAGATGTCTAAGACGGTTAAGAAGATTGGTTCTCTTAATTTAAAGACTTTAATTGAATCTGATAAATTACTTATAAATGATTATGATATAATTGCAGAACTAACTACCTTTATCCAAAAGGCTCAATCGTTTGAGGCAGAAGAAGGATCTAATGATGACCTTGCAATGTGCTTAGTAATATTTGCATGGTTGGTATGTCAGGATTTCTTTAAAGAGATGACTGATGATGATGTTAGAAAGAGAGTTTATGATGAACAGAAGAATGAGATTGAACAGGATATGGCTCCTTTTGGATTCGTGGATGATGGTTTAGGAGAAGATAGTTTTGTTGATACTACAGGAGATAGATGGAATACAGATGAATACGGCGACAGATCTTACATGTGGGAATACCTCTAAATGATGGACTTTGACGACCAATTTGATTTAGGACATCTATTTTTACAAGAGAGGAAATGTAGAACTTGTGGAGATGTAAAGGATCTTATAGGTGGTTTTTATTTGACACGTAAGAATAGAGGAGCTCTTGCTTCTTCATATTCATATGAATGTAGGATATGTACGGTTAAACGTATAGTTAAAAGAAGAAGAGAAAATAAAGTTTTACCAGATGAACTATATCCAGATTGGTAGTATGTTCATGGATTGTTTCCCCATTAAAAAGCTCTAATCAATAAATAAGTTTAGGGAAAAAGATGAAACTCTTCAAGGGGAACTAACATGGCGTTAAATTTAGTATCACCAGGCGTTAGAGTCAAGGAAATTGATTTAACCATCGGCAGAATTGACGATATCAACGATCAGGTTGGTGCAATTGCAGGTCCTTTTGAAAAAGGTCCAGTTAATGTACCGATTTTAATTGAGACAGAAGCCGAATTACTCAATACGTTTGGGTCACCAAAATCTTCTGATGCTCAGTACGAATATTGGATGACTGCATCCGCTTTCTTGTCTTATGGTGGAGTACTTAGAGTAATTAGGACAAGTGGAGATAAACTCTCCAATGCTAACACACCTGTTGGTGCTGCAGTTACTAACTTGTCTATCGAGTCTGCTGAAGACTATTTCAATAATCACACTATCGATCCAAACTGGAAGTATTCTGCAAGGAACCCTGGCTCATGGGCAAACGATCTTAAAGTTTGCATCGTTGATGGTAAGGCAGATCAAAGACTTGCAATTGGTACTGATGGACTTGCAGTTGGATATGCTGTTACCGCTGGTTTCTCTACTAGTGTTGCTCTAACAGATGGTACTGTTGGTGTTCAAACTGGATACCTTAAGGGACAGATCACTGCAATCAACAAAGGATCCTTTGACGTTAAGATCATTAGTAAGTTTGACAGTTCAACTAGTGTCTGGTCTGAAACCGACTATGAAGAAGGTTCATCTACTAATGCTTTCCAAGGATATGAACAGGGAATCTTCGATTGGCAGAACACTAATCAAGTTCCTAACGTTAACTATCCTAACCGTATAAGAGTTTTCAATGCTTCTGGTATTGAACAAAGAATTGAGAGAACTAGATTCCAAGCAACAATCGGAATTGGTTCTACTGGTATTGAATTTGGTTCTGATTTAGACACCTATAAGGCACATATCGGAGACCAGATCAAGTCCGTTAATGGAACATACACTGGTAATATAGTTGGTTATTCAACTATCTTCAACCGTGTCATTATGGACACTTCTGCTACAGTGTCGTTTGCAAATACAGACTTCGTTGTTAGTTCTGGTGTTGGTAGTGGTATTAACTTACGTGTAGGTAATACTGCAACTGATTGGTATCAACAACAGACACTCGGACTTTCTAATAGTAATTTCTATTGGAAGAACGTTGCTCCTGCTCCTAGCACATCCGCATATGCTAAGGAAAGGAATTCAAGATTTGATGAAGTTCATGTTGTAGTTGTTGATGATACTGGTTCTGTAACAGGTACAGCTGGTAACATCCTAGAGAAATGGACTGGATTATCTAAGGCACTTGATGCTAAGATCTCTCCAAGTACAGCTACTTACTACAAGGATTACATCGCTAACTACTCTGATTACGTTTTCGCTGGTGCAGTTGAAACTGGAATCGGACTTAAGTACTCCACTAATAGTGGATATACTGTTGATGCAACAGGTACTTGGGGTCAGAACGCTCAGAACGTTACCTTCAATGGTGTAGGTGCTGTTGCAAATACACTCGCAAGTGGTAATGACTATGGATCTGTTAATTCATACAATACTACTCTCGGAGACGTTGTTAGTTCCTATACAGTTTTAGAAAATCCTGCTGAATACGATGTTAATTATCTAATTCAGGGACCATCTGGCGGATCTTCAATCTATGAAGCTCAGGCCAAGGCTAATAAACTAATTCAGATTGCAAATACCCGTAAGGATTGCATCGCTTGTATTTCACCATACAGATCTGGAGTAGTTGGTTTAACTAACTCTGACACTCAGACAAACAACGTAGTTACTTTCTACGATAGTTTGTCGTCTAGTTCCTATGCAGTATTTGACTCTGGTTACAAATACACCTTCGATAGGTTTAATAACACATTCCGTTATATTCCTTTGAATGGTGATATTGCTGGAGTTATGGCAAGAACATCTATTAATTCTTATCCTTGGTTCTCACCTGCTGGTTCTACAAGGGGTACAATTAATAATGCAATCAAACTTGCATATAATCCTTCTCAGGCACAAAGAGATCTTCTCTATCCTAAGAGAATTAACCCTGTTGTCTTCTCTGCTGGTGCAGGAATGATTCTCTTCGGAGACAAGACAGGACTTAAGGATGCCTCTGCTTTCGATAGAATCAACGTTCGTCGTTTGTTCTTAACAATCGAAAGTACAATTGAAAGGGCTGCAAAAGCTCAACTATTTGAATTCAACGATACTCTTACAAGAACAAACTTCTTGAATATTGTTGAACCATACCTTCGTGATGTTAAGGCTAAGAGAGGTATTACAGACTTTGTGGTTGTCTGTGACGAGTCTAATAACACACCTGATGTTATTGACGCTAACCAGTTTAAGGCAGACATATTTGTGAAGCCTGCCAGATCGATCAACTTTATCGGTCTAACCTTTGTTGCAACTAGGACTGGCATCAGTTTTGATGAAGTCATAGGTACTGCTTGATATCCACTAAATAAATTACGAAGGAGCTAAAAAGGCATGGGCACTAAAAATCCAAATGGACCACAGGTAAAAGATCGCACTATCGACATTTTCAAGTCGAAACTAATCGGTGGTGCTGCAAGACCTAACCTGTTTGAGGTCAAATTACAATTCCCTTCTTATGTACAGGGAAACCAGTTGGATGATTTTTCATCCTTTATGGTTAAGGCTGCTGCACTTCCTGCCTCGAATGTTAATGTTATTAACGTGCCATTCAGAGGAAGAGAGTTAAAGATTGCAGGTGACAGGTCATTCGATATCTGGACAATCTCTGTAATTAATGACGTTTCATTCAATTTAAGAAACGCATTTGAACAGTGGATGAACGGAATCAATAAGCATGATAGTGCAATGGGTTATATCAATCCTACACAATATCAAACAGATGCTTATGTTCTTCAGTTAGGAAGAAACGATATACAAAGCACTAGACAGGCACAGGCTGGTACTATTAACCAAGACATTCCAAAAGGTAATGATAAAGTTCCTGTACTTAAGAAGTATAAGTTCAATGGTGTCTTCCCAACCAATGTAAGTGCAATTGAAGTTTCTTACGACGCTGCTGATCAAATAGAAGAATTTACAGTTGATCTACAAGTTCAATGGTGGGATGCTTGGGATGGAGAAGAGAATAATCTCTTCAATACTGAGTCTGCTGTTGAAAACGAACAACTTGCACCATAAATATCTCTATTTGATAAGAGGGATATTTTGATGTAATAAATAACTGGGAAGAGCCCAGTTAGTGATAGTTAAATGGCTAAATTATTTGGTTTTAAAATTCAGAAGGACGATGAGGCTGTAAAGTCCGTCGTTTCTCCTGTTCCAAAATCCGAGGAGGATTCCTCGGATTATTATGTTTCTAGTGGTTTTTACGGACAGTACGTAGACATCGATGGTGTCTATAAATCTGAATTTGATTTAATCAAAAGATATAGAGAGATGGCATTACATCCCGAAGTGGATAATGCTATCGAAGATATTATAAACGAAGCGATTGTTTCCGATCAGAATGATTCTCCTGTTCAGATTGACTTGGAGAATACTCCAGGCTCTGAGAAGTTAAAGGAATTAATCAGACAAGAATTTAAATCCGTTAAAGAACTCATGAACTTCGATAAGAAGTGTCATGAGATTTTGCGTAATTGGTATATTGATGGCAGAATCTTTTATCACAAAGTCATTGATATAAAAAAGCCAGAACAAGGAATACAAGAAGTTAGAAATATAGATCCACTTAAAATAAAATTTATTAGAAAGTTGAAAGAGGATAAGACTCTTAATGGCGCTCTACAAAGAGTTAATCAGGATCAAATTCAAAATGTAGATAATCCAGAGATTGAAGAATATTATCTTTACGATCCAGGCACTAATGCTAATAAAGCTGGAGTAGGTGGTATTGGACAACCATTTAAGAGTTCATTAAAACCAGTAAAACTTGCGCCAGATTCCGTTACATTCGCTCATTCTGGTTTAGTAGATAGAAATAAGAATACCATTCTTTCTTATCTAAACAAGTCCATTAAGGCACTTAATCAGTTAAGAATGATTGAGGACTCCCTTGTTATCTACAGGTTGAGTCGTGCTCCTGAAAGAAGGATCTTTTATATTGATGTAGGTAATCTTCCAAAGATTAAAGCGGAACAATACCTCAAAGAGGTTATGAACCGTTATAGAAATAAGTTAGTATATAACGCATCAACTGGTGAGATCAGGGATGACAGAAAGCATATGAGTATGCTGGAAGATTTCTGGTTACCACGTAGAGAAGGTGGTAGGGGTACTGAGATCACTACTCTTCCAGGCGGACAAAACCTTGGAGAACTTGCTGATATTGAGTACTTCCAAAAGAAACTTTATCGTTCATTGGGAGTTCCCGAATCACGTATCGCTGGTTCAGGTGAAGGATTTAATCTTGGAAGGTCTTCTGAGATCTTAAGAGACGAGATTAAGTTCACCAAGTTTGTTGGTAGAATGAGAAAGAGGTTCTCAAGTGTCTTCCTTGACATGTTGAAGACTAATCTAATTCTTAAGAACATAGTTACCCCAGAGGACTGGGAAGTTCTTTCAGATCATATACAGTTTGATTTTGTATATGATAATCATTTTGCAGAACTTAAAGATGTAGAACTTCTTAATGAGAGACTTGGTGTTGTTGCCGCAGTCGATCCTTATGTTGGTAAGTACTACTCAATGGATTATGTAAGAAGACATGTCCTTAAACAAAAGGATGAAGAGATCATTGAGATCGATAAGCAGATGGATAAGGAAATCAAAGACGGCAAGGTTATGGATCCTATGGAAACTCAACAATTAGGTATGGGTATTCATCCAGAACAGATGCCTGGCGGTATGCTTAATCCTGCTGATCCTTCAATGGATCCTGCTGCTCAACAGCAACAACAACCACCTGCCCAAATGCCTAAAGGTGGTGAGATATAAATATCTTTAGTCCAATCTTAAATTATTACTGTTATGGATTCTGATTTGATTGATATGATAGCGAAAAATGAATCTCCAACGGACATTCATTCAAAGATAAAGGATATTCTATTTGCAAAATCTGCTGAGAATATCGATACTGTTAAACCAGCAGTAACTTCTTCTTTGTTTGGAGGACCCAATCCTTGGGCCGACGATCCTGAAGCAACTGCCGATGCAGAAGATTCTAACAATTCGGAAATTGAAGCTAGTCAAGAAGAGGAACCGACTTCTGAAGTTGATTCTGAAACCCCTAGTGCCGAGTTGGAAACTGAAACGGATACCACTGAAGAAGAAAAACCAGAGGCCTAAAAAATGAAACTCATTAGAGAAGAGATCGAAACTGCGAAGGTTCTTATCGAAGAAAAAGACGGTAAGAAGTCTATGTTTATTGAGGGTATTTTCTTACAAGGAAACCTTAAGAATAGAAATGGTCGTTTCTATCCTACCGAAGTTCTTGAAAAAGAAGTCGCTAGGTATAATGAGTCATATGTTGGAAAAGGCAGAGCTCTGGGAGAATTAGGTCATCCAGAAGGTCCAACTGTTAATTTGGACAGAGTATCTCACAAGATTATAGATCTCCATAGGGAAGGAAATAATTTTGTAGGTAAAGCAAAGCTTTTAGAAACTCCAATGGGGGTTATCGCCAAGAATCTTTTAGATGAAGGCGTTAGTCTTGGAGTTTCATCAAGAGGCATGGGTTCTCTTAGAGACACTAACGAAGGTTACAAAGTCGTTGGTGAAGACTTCATGCTCGCAACAGCAGCAGACATTGTTGCTGATCCATCCGCTCCAGATGCTTTCGTAAACGGCATCATGGAGGGAGTTGATTGGGTTTGGGAAGCTGGCCTACTTAGGGCTCGTGAAGCTCAATTGGTTGTCAAGGAGAGTACTCCAGAACCAGTTGCAGTGACAGAGCCTGAGAAGGTAGTCGAACAAGCAATAGAGAAAGCTCAAGAATCAATAAATAAGATTGTTGATCCTAATGAGCTTGAGGAGAAGAAGTTGGAAATCTTCCAAACCTTCCTATCAAATCTCTAATTTAATAAATAAATACAGATTACGATATCTACTAAAGCCTTAGAGGAGAGTTCAAATGTCTCGTGGAGATTTACAAGAAATGGAAGTAGGCACAAAGCAATCCAAGACTGCTGTTAACGCCAACGCTGGTGCAGGCGATCCAATGCCTTCAACACCCGATTACGTTGCTGGTAGTCAAGCGGTGGAAGATCTGGGAGGTCCTACTCCACAGAACTCTAAGCCTGACGACGACTCTAACAAACTTAAGACTCCAACAGCGACGATTAAGCAAGTTAAAGACGTAGTAAACAAAGGAGCTGGGAAAGCTGACGCCATGCCTACTGCATCAAAAGGAAAAGTTTCTTACGAAGAAACAGAAACCAAAGAAGATGAGAAAGTGGAGGCCATCGCTGAAGATGAAACCGCTACTAAGGAAGATGAATCTAAGGTTGATCTTAACGCTGCTATCGAGGAGGACGTAACTGCCCTTCTAAGTGGTGAAGAACTCTCCGAGGAATTCAAAGAAAAGGCTAAGGTAATCTTTGAAGCATCAATCAATGCTAAGATTACTGATATCGAGAATCAACTTAATGAGGCATATGCCAAGAAACTTGTAGAAGAGACTGCCGAAGTTAAGGTAGAACTCACCGAGAGACTTGACTCATACCTCGAATATGTCGCAGGAGAATGGTTAGAGGAAAATGCACTCGCAGTTGAGCGTGGCATTAAGTCCGAAATGACCGAATCTTTCCTAGACGGCATGAAGAAGCTTTTTGAAGAACATTATGTAACTTTACCTGAAGACAAATATGATGTACTTGAGAGCATGGTAGACAAGCTTGATGAAATGGAGACAAAACTCAACGAGCAGATAGAGAAGAACGTATCCCTCAATAAGAGATTATCTGAGAGTACTGCTCAAACTGTCTTAAACAATGTTGCAGAAGGACTCGCAGTATCCCAAAAGGATAAACTTGTGAATCTCTCTGAAGGTGTTGAGTTTGAAAGTGAAGAATCTTATCGTGCAAAACTAGAAACACTTAAGGAGTCTTACTTCGGAAGTAAGTCTGGTTCTGCAAAGGACGGACAGACTCAGGAGTTGAAGGAAGAAGCTGAGCATGTAGAAGCCCCTTCGGGATCTATGGCCACTTATCTTGCTGCTCTCTCCGCTGCCCATTCTAAAAATTGAGTTAACTATTTTTTAAATAACACCTAAAGAGCATATAACAATGCAACAAAACATCAATTATCAGGCGCTTACTGAAAAGTGGGCCCCGCTCCTCGATTACGACGGAGTAGATCCAATCAAAGATGCACACCGTAGAAATGTAACGGCTGTTCTTCTTGAGAACCAAGAGCAATGTCTCCGTGAGAACCAAGAATTCCTTGGAGAGGCTTCACCAACTAACTCTGCTGGAACAGGTGGATTTAGTGGTTCTTCAACACCAGCTGGTCCAGTTGCAGGTTTCGACCCTGTACTGATCTCATTGATCCGTCGTGCAATGCCTAACTTGGTCGCTTATGACCTCGCTGGCGTACAACCAATGAGTGGTCCTACTGGACTTATCTTCGCAATGCGTTCTCGCTACACGAATCAGAGTGGAACTGAAGCTCTATTCGACGAGCCAGATTCAGCATTCTCTGGACAGAACAGCGCTGAGAGCCTTACAGGAGGATTCTCTGACACCGCTGCTGGTTTCGGTACTACTTCTCAAAGTGGTTCTAACCCATCTGTTCTTAACCCAGTTGGTTCTGCTACAACCTCTGCCTACGACGTAGGACAAGGTATGCGTACAGGAGACTCCGAAGCTTTAGGCGACGGTGCTTCTAACCATTTCCAAGAAATGGCCTTCAGCATTGAGAAAGTAACAGTTACTGCGAAATCTCGTGCGCTAAAAGCTGAGTACAGTTTAGAATTGGCTCAGGACCTTAAGGCAATCCACGGACTAAACGCTGAGTCTGAACTCGCAAACATTCTCTCAACAGAGATTCTTGCTGAGATCAACCGTGAAGTTATCCGTACAATCTATAAGATTGCTGAACAGGGTGCAACAGTTAATACTGCAACTGCTGGTGCTTTCGACTTAGACGTTGATAGTAATGGTCGTTGGTCAGTTGAGAAATTCAAGGGACTTCTCTTCCAAATCGAAAGAGATGCTAACCAGATCGCTCAAAGAACTCGTCGTGGAAAGGGTAACGTTGTCCTTTGCTCTGCTGACGTTGCTTCTGCATTGACAATGGCTGGAATCCTTGATTACACACCTGCACTTAATGCTAACTTGAACGTTGATGACACTGGCAATACATTTGCTGGAACATTGGCTGGTAAGTTTAAGGTCTATATTGACCCATTCGCTGCTAACAATAGTGCTGATCAGTACTATGTAATCGGTTACAAGGGATCTAACCCTTATGACGCTGGACTGTTCTACTGCCCATACGTTCCTCTTCAGATGGTTCGTGCAGTTGGACAAGACACCTTCCAACCAAAAATTGGATTTAAGACTCGTTACGGAATCGTTGCAAACCCATTTGCCGAAGGTAACGTATCTAACCAAGGTCTTGGAAGACTTCTTGCTAACGCTAACCGTTACTACCGTCGTGTTAAGGTTCAAAACCTTATGTAAGACAGAAGGAAATAATTCCTTTATTCAAGAGAGACTCCTTTGGGGGGTCTCTTTTTTTGTGCCTATATACTAAACCATATTATTGTCATTATGAATAAATGGATTGGCATTAGTTTGGGTGCGGTCATAGGACTATCACATATTGGTATGATAGGTATGATATCCAGACAAAGTAAGTTTCCTGTAGTAAATGTTCCTGTTGGTCCTTATACATCTTATGAAGTAGAGGCAGGACAGAAAGGATATAGGATTCAATATCGTGCAAACGATCCCAAGGTGATGCATGTGGAACGGGATATAAAGAAGAAAGGTGGCTTTCTGGGATTGGGTAACAACACCGTTAAAGTCAGGCAACAATACACAATGGATGGGATTCAAAACTTGGTTAATCCAGTGGGAGGACAACAAGACCCAAAGAATGTCGCCTGCATCGAGGCAATCGGTGGTGGAAAGTCAACAGGAAAAATGGTCGGTGCTAGTGTTGGTGCTGCTGTGGCCCCTGCTCTCACTGGGATTCCCTTCGTTGGTTGGGTTCTTGCTGGAGCGGCTACGATGATGGGCATGGATGCAGGTTCTGATGTTGGTGGTACTATGGTTGAAAGTATCAATCCTAATTGTGATCCTCCAGAATTACAAGATAAATAAAAGTAAAAGCCAATGGCAACAACTGGATCTGACAAGGCAACTGCCTGGGATAGACAATTAAAGAATAGGAACTTTCTATCCCCTGCTGGATTTAAGTTCAATTTGTCTAGAGCTCCAAAGGTTGATTTCTTTTCTAACTCTGTAACTATACCAAATATAAATTTGGGAGTTGCAATTCAAGCAAGTTATCTTAAGGATATACCAGTTCCTGGCGATAAAATATCTTATGGTGATCTTGAAGTACAGTTCTTTGTAGATGAAAATCTAGAGAATTATTTACAGGTACATGATTGGATTAGAGCCTTAGGTTTTCCAGAGTCAATAAATGAGACAATACCTTTAACAGTCAATCCAGATGATCTTGAAGGTAGTGCATATTCCGATGGAACACTATTGGTTTATAACAGTAGTTTCAATGCAGTAGCGAAAGTAACATTCCAAAGTCTTTTTCCTTCTTCATTAACCTCAGTGGAATTTAACGCTCAGACTACTGATATAAATTATATTATGGCGACAGCCTCTTTCAAATATACTATTTTTAATGTGGAGAGTTTAGTAGGTAATGAATCTTGAATTTATACAGGAACTTTGGGAAAAGGACTCTGTAATTGATAATGAATTATTGCACTCCGAATCAACAAGAGTGCCAGCTCTACATGCTAAGTATTATAAAATCTACAATAATATCTTAACGCTTAAGAGAGCTCAAGAGACTAAGTATAAAGTTTTAAAGAAAGAGAAGTGGCAATATTATACAGGTAAAGCATCACCAGAGGTGTATCAAGAAAAACCTTTTGACTTTAAAGTCATAAAGTCTGACTTGGGAATATACTTTGATGGAGATGAGGATCTAATTAAATGTATTGCTAAGATAGATTACTATCAGATAATGTTAGATTATCTTGATAGTATTTTAAAGGTTATATTGAATCGAACATACCAAATAAAGAATGCCATTGAATGGCAAAGATTTACGAGGGGTTATGACTGATCTTACTATTGCTAAGAAGAACGAGGTCTATCTAACTGTAGATGCACAACCTCATGTTCAACAGGAACTATCAGATTATTGTACGTTTGATGTCCCTGGCGCAAAGTTCATGCCTCAGTATAGGAGTAGGCATTGGGATGGTAAGATAAGATTATTTTCAACTGCTACTGGTGAGATATATGTTGGTCTTCTTGATAAGGTTGTTGCATGGGCAAAGAAGTCAGAATATACAGTACAGTTTCTTAACAATGAACATTATGGACCACCCTTTGAACAGAACGAAGAGATATCAAAGACTGGTGTAAAAGATTATATGGATTCAATCTCTCAAATTAAACCAAGAGATTATCAGATTGAAGGAGTATATGATGCATTAAAACATAATAGGAGACTAGTCATATCCCCTACGGGATCTGGTAAATCTTTAATGATATATTCTATTGCAAGATATCATGTTGGATATAAACGTAAAACTTTATTAGTTGTTCCAACAACATCTCTTGTTGAACAGATGTATAAAGACTTTGAACAGTATGGATGGGATTCTGAGAAATATTGTCATAAGGTATATTCTGGCCAGCATAAAAGTACCAATAAAATTGTAACCATAACAACATGGCAATCAATCTATAAACTGGATAAGAAATGGTTTAGTCAATTTGATGTTATAATAGGAGATGAAGCACATCAATTTAAATCCAAATCATTAGTTGGTATCATGTCTAAACTTAGAGATACGAAATATAGATATGGTTTTACTGGAACTTTAAGTGGAGCACAGACACACAAGTGGGTACTAGAAGGATTGTTTGGACCTAGTTATAGTGTAACCAGAACAAAAGATCTCATAGATAAAGGTCATTTATCTAAATTAGATATTAGAATATTAGTATTGAAACATGAACCTAGGACGTTTGATACCTATGAAGATGAAGTTCAATACATCATTTCACATGAGAAAAGAAATAATTTTATACGAGATTTATCTTTAACTCTAAAAGGTAACACTTTAATTCTTTACAGTAGGGTTGAAACCCACGGGGAAATATTATATAACTCTATAAATAGTTTGGTAGATGATGTACGTAAGGTCTTTTTTATCCACGGTGGTGTAGATGTTGAAGATCGAGAGTCCGTCAGAGAAATAACGGAGAACGAAGAAAATGCTATCATTGTTGCGTCTTACGGGACTTTCAGTACTGGTATTAACATTAAGCGTTTGCACAATATCGTGTTCGCAAGCCCCAGTAAGTCCAGAATTAGAAACCTCCAGTCAATCGGTAGAGTCTTAAGAAAAGGAAAAGGTAAGGTACGAGCTATGCTTTATGACATAGCTGATGATACAACCTGTGATCATATTCGTAATTATACATTGAATCACTTAGTTGAAAGGATCAAGGTGTATAATGAAGAGAAATTTAATTATGAATTTAACTCAATAAGGCTGAAATAATATGGACGAAGAATTCTATGGATCGATAAAATTGGTTTCTGGCGAAGAGATCTTCGCTGAAGTTCTTCCTGTGGAAGAAAATGGTCGCACCGTTTTGGTTTTGTCGGACCCCGTAGAAATTGAAACTGTTGCAGTTAATGGATCTGCTGAAGGTCTAAGAATGATGCCTTGGTTACGTAGCATCCCTAAAGAGGGACTAGTAATCATTCCTATGGATAAAGTTATTACAGTAGTAGAAGCTTCTGAAGATTCTGAAGTAGTTTCTTACTATACAAAATTTGTTATGGCTAATTTTACTAATGGTTCTGAAAGAATTAAAGTAACCAAGAAGATGGGTTATTTAAATTCTGTCGAGAAGGCTAGAGAACAATTAGAGAAGCTTTATAACAATACTCCAAATACACCAGATTAGCATCCCTTTGAACCCTGGCAGAGTTATCATACTGATAAACGGGGGACTTGTCAAGTAGGTATAATTATGGTAGTATATAAACAAAGTTAGATTGTCAAAGATGATATGCCCGCAGCAAAAGGCCGAAAGAGATCAGAACACTATGTAAATAACAAGGAATTTCTGTACGCTATCGTACAGTATAAAACGGATGTAAAGGAAGCTTTAGAAAAAGGTGATCCTAAACCACGTATTAGTAATTACCTTGGTGAGTGTTTCTTAAAGATTGCGACACACCTGTCGTACAAACCAAACTTCGTGAATTACATGTTTAGGGAGGATATGATTTGTGATGGAATTGAAAATTGCGTTCAATACATACATAACTTCAATCCAGAGAAATCTACAAACCCTTTTGCTTACTTCACCCAGATTATACACTACGCATTTCTTCGGAGGATCCAGAAAGAGAAGAAACAAATGGAGATCCGTACAAAAATCATTGAGAAGTCGGGGTACGATGAAGTATTCACTGTTGATGATGATTACGGCAGTCCTTCTGACTACAATTCTATAAAGGAAGCAGTTCAAACGAAGATGTATCAATGAAGATCACCCAAAAGATTATTGATGACCTGACTGAGGCATTGGCACATACCAAGAAGGATGGTACTGAGAATTGGAAAGATGGGGATGATATAGATGTATGTCTTGCTGGCACCTTTGCTAACGATAAATTCATTAGTCTTATTAATAGATCTAAAGACAAATGAAGATTGCAATTATAACTGACACTCACTTTGGTGGAAGGAGGGGGAGCAAAACTTTTCATGAGTTCTGGCAAAAATTTTATGATAATGTTTTCTTTCCTGAGTTAGAGAAGAGGGATATAAAGTATTGCATCCACATGGGTGATGCTTTTGATAATAGAAAGAATGTAGATTACTGGTCTCTTAATTGGGCAAAAGAGAACGTATATGATAAGTTTAAAAATCTAGGTGTAAAAGTTTGGCAACTTGTAGGTAATCACGATGTTTATTATAAGAATACCAATAAGATTAACTCTGTTGATTCTCTTCTATGCAGTTACGATAACATTGTCCCTATATCTAAGCCTGGAGAATATGATATTAACGGGTTCAAAGCCTTCATGCTCCCTTGGATCTGTGAAGACAATTTTATAGAAACTGAATCTGCTATTGCATCCACGGAATCTAAGATTGCTTTTGGCCACTTAGAGTTGCATGGGTTTGAATTGTATCCAGGCTGTGTTCAACAGAGAGGTATTGATAAGGAAATTATTTCCAAGTTTGATACAGTATTCTCAGGACACTATCATACTAGAAGTAATGATGGTCAAACCTTTTACTTAGGTAATCCATATGAGATGCATTGGAATGACTGTGGTGATAAGAGGGGGTTTAATATTCTTGATACGGATGATATGACTATTGAGTTTGTTGAGAACCCATATCATATATTTGAGAAGATATATTATGAAGATACTCCCGCTGCTGCCTTTCCTGCACATCGGTATCAGGATAAGATTGTTAAATTAATTGTCAGGAAGAAAACAAATCAGTTGCAATATCAGAAGTTTGTTGATAGACTGCTTGACTCTGGGGTATCGGACCTCAAAATTATAGAAAACACGGAGATCAATGATGCAGAGGTAGAGTTTGATGGCGAAAAGGTAGAGGATACCTTAACACTCTTAAATAAATATATTGAAGATTCAGATTTTGAACTTAAGAAGGACCGAGTAAAGGAACTTTTAAAGGAAGTCTACATGGAAGCTTGCGAAATGGTTTGACGTATGTTTATACTATCCCTTTCTGGACAAGAAGGCTTAGGAGCCTATGCTTGTAAAGACGATCAAGGCAATCAAGCTTTGTATTTGTTCCAGCAAGAGGATGATGCAACAAGGTATATGGGTCTCCTAGAAGCAGATGACTCAGCACCATTATCAGTAGTCGAAATAGACGACCAACTTGCTTTTGAAACTTGCAAAAACCACAACTACAGATATGTTATCATCACTCCTGATGATATTGTGATACCACCAACTGATTATGATTACATTCAAGACGATACGGTGGCGTAACTTTCTATCCACAGGTAATATGTGGATTGAGATTGATATTACAAAATCTACTACAAATTTAATAGTTGGTGCGAATGGTGCTGGAAAGAGTACTATTTTAGATGCATTGTGTTTTGTTTTATTCAACAAACCTTTTAGAAAGATATCAAAAGGTCAGTTGGTTAATACAATGAATGAGAAGGAATGTGAAGTACAAGTATCATTTTCTATAAGTTCTAGAGATTATCAGATCGTTAGGGGAATAAAGCCAAATTTATTTGAGATCTATATTGATGGAAAGCTTCAAGACCAGTTTGCTTCTGCTATAGATCAACAGAAACATCTTGAAGATAATATTTTAAAACTTAATTTCAAGTCATTTACACAGACGGTCATCTTAGGTTCTGCAACCTTTGTACCATTCATGCAATTAAAATCCTCACATAGGAGAGAGATTGTTGAGGATCTTTTAGACATTAAGATATTCTCAGGTATGTCGACTATCCTTAGAGAAAGGATGCGTGGCATAAATGAAACAATAAGGGAACTCTCTGTTAAGAAAGATATTGCAGAAGAGAAGATCCAGATGCAAAAGAGTTTTATTGCGGATCTTGATAGAAAGAGTAAAGATACTATTAAGAATAGAGAGGGAAGGTTAGATGGCCTTCATAAGGATATTAAAGAGTTGTTAAAAGAGAATGAGGATTATCTTAGTAAGTCCAAGTCTCATCAAGAAGAGTTACAGACTTTATCTTCTTCAAAGACTGCTCTTAAAAAGATGAATACAATCCAGGCTAAACTGGATCAACGGATACAAACTATAACATCAGAACATAAATTTTTTAATGATAATACGGTTTGTCCTACATGCGAACAGGATATCCAAGAGGACTTTAGGCTAAATAGGGTGGGTGAAATCGAGGAGAAGGTAAAGGAGATTAACTCCGCTTACAAGGATCTTCAAAAGTCTATAACCAAAGAACAAGAAAAGAACCAAAGGTTTATAGATGTCTCTCAGCAGGTCACACAATTAACGAATGACGTTTCAACAAACAATTTTAAAGTATCTGAATATCAACGACAAATCAGAGAATTTGAACAAGAAGTTCAAGACATTACCGATCAGATTGCAGACAGAGATACTGAAAGATCTACCCTTGAGAAACTGCAAACAGACCTGAAGGAAGCAGAAAGTAATAAGTCCATACAAACAGAAGACATGTCTTACTTGGAGTTTGCAATCTCTTTGATGAGAGATGGTGGGGTCAAGTCTAAAATTATTAAGAGATATCTTCCTATAATGAATAAGCAGATAAATCATTATCTGCAATTGATGGATTTCTATATTAATTTTACTCTTGATGGTGAGTTTAATGAAATAATAAAGTCACCTATCCATGAGAAATTCAGTTACGAGTCCTTCTCTGAAGGTGAAAAAATGCGAATTGATCTTGCTCTTCTCTTTACTTGGAGAGATATTGCTAAGATGAAAAATTCTTCTTCCACCAACCTATTGATCCTTGATGAGATCTTTGATAGTTCATTGGACAATGGTGGTACAGACGAGTTTGTAAAGATAATTAGATATGTAATTAAGGATGCTCACATCTTTTTAATTACACACAAGTCGGAGGATTTGAACGATAGGTTTGATAACCTTATTACTTTTGAGAAACTCAATGGGTTTAGTAAGATGGTATAGACAGTTGTAGAAGCTGCACACCATTGTCCCATTACCCTCTAGATGCTGTTATTATAAGTGCATACAAGAGGACAAGATGTTTTACGGATTTAGATCAAGCAGACCAAAAGTTAAGTCTTCCGTGAATTATGAGGTCAAAGGACAACTAGCTAAATTGCTTGCTACCGAAGACATCATAATCGAGAATCGCAAGGTCCCCACGGCTTCATTTGATGTGGTTAGAAGGATTCTTACCCTCCCACTATGGGAGAAGGCTTCTGAGGTCGTATATGACCTTTTGGTAGGACATGAAGTTGGCCATGCATTATATACTCCTGATGAAAATTGGAAACTAAAGTATCCAAAAATCCCAATGTCCTTTGTTAATATTCTTGAGGACGTTAGGATTGAGAAGTTGATGAAACGTAAGTATCCTGGCCTTATAAAGACATTTCGTAAAGGGTATTCTCAACTAAGTGATATGGACTTCTTTGAGATTGAAGAAGTTGATCTTGATACCTTGAGTCTTCCTGATCGGATTAACTTATACTATAAGGTTGGTTCTTTTGTTAAGATTCCATTCACTGTTGGTGAGTCTATCTTTCTCAGGAGGGCATCAGAGACTAATAATTTCCAAGAGGTTATAGATCTTGCAAAGGAATTAACAGAATTCTATACAGATGAAGAAGAAAATAAAATTAAGACACCAGTACCAGTACAAGATTCTGCACAGGATCGTCCTGATACAGAATTAGAAAGACCAGATATAGGTCCAGATACTACTGAGTATGAAGAAACAGATCAGGAAGAAGAAGGTCAGTCAAAAACTGAAAGTAAGAACGAGTCTGATGATGTATCTGAATTTCCAAGTCCAGTTCCTAGTATGGGTGATACTGGTGGGGATCTAGAGACTGTTACAGATTCAACTCTCCAAGATAATATTAATAAACTCACAGACGTATCTGATAGTAATGAAGAACCAGTTTATGTTGAATGTCCTAAGTTAAACCTTGACACTTTAATTACATCAGGTGAGGAAATTTATGAGTGTCTTGATGATTGGTATGCTTTAACTAAGAAGAATCTTCTAGAACATAATATAGATCCCTTTGTGACTGTGGATAGTGACTATGTTAAGTTCAAAAAGACTGCTCAAAAGGAAGTTAATTACTTGGTTAAAGAGTTTGAATGTAGAAAATCTGCAAGTGCTTATGCTCGTGCTGCTACTTCTAGGACTGGAGTTTTGGACACAAGTAAGTTACAGACTTACAAATTCAATGAAGATCTATTCAAGAAAGTAACAACTCTTCCAGATGGTAAGAATCATGGATTGATTTTCATTCTTGATTGGTCTGGATCTATGTCTGAGGTTCTTCTTGATACAGTAAAACAACTTTACAATTTAGTTTGGTTCTGTAGGAAGGTTCAAATTCCTTATGAAGTATATGCTTTCACTAATGAATGGAAAACAAGAGATAAATCAGAAGAAATAAAAACTCTTCCAGAACATATGGAAAGGAAGGAAAGAGTTCTTCAAGTTGATTCAGAATTTACTCTTCTCAATGTATTGAGTAGTAGGACAAAGACCACACAACTTGATAATCGGATGAAGAGTTTCTTCAGACTTGTTACTTCATTGGATCGTAAGGGAAGGTCAAATCATATGGATTATTGTTATCAGTATCCAGATAGACTTTGTTTGTCTGGTACTCCATTGAACGAGGCTTTAATTTCTCTTAATAGTATTATTCCAGAATTTAGAAAGAGAACTAAGGTTGAGAAAGTTCAGTGTATTACTCTTACAGATGGTGATGCACATGCATTAAAATATAATGCAATATGTAAGACCAGATATTATGAGGATGATGGTGAAACTTACATGGGTTACAGGAGTACTATCAATGGAAAAACTTTTATTCGTGATAGGAAGACTGGTAAAACATATTTCTGTAAGACTGAGTACTATGAAATGACTTCTGCTTTATTGAATCAACTTAGAGATAGATTCCCCAATACTAATTTCATTGGTATCAGGGTTATGGCTAACCGTGATGCTAGTAATTTCATTCGTAGGCATTCTGATTTTGATTATAATAAGGTAGAATCTATAGTTAAAGAATGGAGAAAAAATAAGTCTTTCTCAATTCCAGATGCAGGATACCATGCTTACTTTGGTCTATCTTCAAGTGCTCTCAATACTGAGACTGAGTTTGATACTGATCTTAATGCTACCAAAGCAGAGATCAAACGTGCCTTTAATAAGAGTCTTAAGGGTAAGAAAATGAACAAGAAAGTTCTTGGTGAGTTTATCAGTCTGATCGCTTAGACCACTTTAAGAAGTGGTACAATGTCCCTGAAAAATGGGACTTTTTCCTTTATAATGCATACATACAAACAAGATAACAATGACATTTGAAACTAAGGTGGATCCAAATTCAGTTATTGAGACCTTGAGAGATCTCTTTGGAGACAGTATCACTGCTGCTGATGTTCGTGGATACTGTGCTTCTAACGGTATTAGCAGTTATCAATATTTCTGTTCTAGGTATTTGAATGAGTATAAGACTGGTCGTGGTAAGTGGAACCTGAAAGTGAAAGAAACACTTGAACAGAACTACTCTGCTCCGTCTGCTGAACCAGCTGTTAAACAGAATCTAGTACCAGATACGGATCCTAGTTACGTTAAGTTCGGAAACTTTAACGACATTAAAAAGATTATTCAATCGAAACAGTTCTATCCTGCATTTGTTACAGGACTCTCTGGTAACGGTAAGACCTTTAGTGTAGAACAAGCTTGTGCTACTCTTAAGAGGGAATTGATTCGTGTCAATATTACAATAGAAACAGATGAGGACGATCTTATTGGTGGGTTTCGCCTTGTTAATGGCGAAACGGTATGGCACAACGGCCCAGTCGTTGAGGCCCTCGAGCGTGGATGCATCCTACTTTTGGATGAAGTGGACCTTGCATCTAATAAGATTCTTTGTCTTCAATCCATCCTCGAAGGAAAGGGTGTCTTCCTAAAGAAGACTGGTAGATATGTATCTCCTTCCAAGGGATTCAATATTATTGCTACTGCAAATACAAAAGGTAAGGGTTCTGAAGATGGACGTTTTATTGGAACTAATGTTCTTAATGAAGCTTTCCTTGAGAGATTCCCTGTAACTTTTGAACAACAATATCCCACAGTCAAGACTGAAAAGAAAATTCTAGAACAGATCTGTGATGACAGTGATTTCTGTCAGAGACTTGTGGATTGGGCTGACATCATTCGCAAAACTTTCTATGATGGTGGAGTAGAAGAGATTGTCAGTACTCGTAGGTTGGTACATATTGTACGTGCCTATTCCATCTGGAACAATAAGGAAAAGGCAATTGAAGTTTGTGTGAATCGTTTCGATGATGAAACAAAACAGGCTTTCCTTGACTTATATGATAAAGTAGATGGAGATGTAAATTTTGGTGAGGAGGAAAAACCAAGTGACGATGGACTTGTGGAAGAATTACAAATCCCTTCTGTTTGAAACCTTCCCTGACTTGAAGGTAGAGTCTCAATGGGCTGATTGGGAAAGTAAAGGTACTAACCTTACGGCAAAGATCTATACTAACCAACAGTTCATTAAGGCTAGGGAAGTTGATATCTGGAGTGACAAGTCCAGTATCTACAATAATATAATCTATCCAAAGACAGGGAGTAATCTTCCTTGTTTTGGAATGGATCTAATGGGATTTTTTGAAAAGAAAGTTATCATTGTATTTGACTTTCAACATCCTAAAGAGAATTACTTATTCTCTGTTGATGGGTTACCAAAACAACAAGGTAACATTAGGTTCTTTGAGCCTGGAAATCATTTCTCGGAGAACATCTATGTTGTCAAATGTACCTTTGCAGAAGTGGATGAACATCTTGATATGTTTAAACAGTACTTGACTAAGTACAAAAATATGGTAGAATCTAGTATGCCAACTGAAGAAGACACAACGGTCTATTCTGATTTCGATAAGTATATGAAAAAACTTGACCCTGTTGGCGGGTATCTTTCTGGTGTATTCGGTAAAGAAAAAGCGGAATCACTTGTAGATGATTTTCTATTCTGCTATGGTTAATGCATGGAGTTTAGCGTATGAGGTACTGTATGGAAACATGGATGAGGTTTATCCTATTATGACAGATGAAAAGAAAAAGGTAGAGGTTACGGTTAATGATACACCTGCACCACGTAATTATGAAGGTCCATTATATGCACAACATCCTGATCTAGCTAAGAAGAATGATCAAGATTTCTGGGAATATGATGGTCATAGTGTTGTAGGTAATCCCATGGCAGGTGCAGCGGGTACTGATACTATTCATATTGATACTGGTGGTATTGCTACTGGTTCTACTGAGGTTACTACTTTCGGTGCCGCAGAACAAGTACAACTTGATCTTGATTATGGTACAGATAGTTTAAGTTTCAGTACTGCTGATGAAGGTTCTGATTGGGTTGCAAGACATGGTGGATATGAATGGACTCCTGGCATATCTTGGCCACCAAAGGATGATGTTACTATTAGTTTTGATGATTCTCAGCTTGAACCATTTCCCTTTCCTGATGATCCCTTATCGGATAATGATGATCAAATTGCACATCACATTCCTACTACTCCAGAAGTTTTCGGAAATCATTATACAATTGGTCAGTTGGAAGCCGACAAGAAGTATCAGGATGCAATGATGCCTGGTATAGAAGAAGATCATCGTAAGTGGATCTATGAATCTCCTGATGGTGGAAAGACTGTCTATAGGAGAACACATGGTCAAGACCCTATGACAAGGGAATTGGTTCCACAAAAGGATTCTAATACTGGTGTTAGACCAGATGGAGGTTTTCGTGGTACTGAGTATAAGATGAATTCATTTAAGTATAATGAAGACAAGACTCTGAAAGAAATTGAAGAGTATGTCGCAAGTACCTATAGGTCACATTATGCTAACGATAACAAGACTCAGACTCTTGATTTAATCGATTCAATTGGCGATGCTGAAGCCTTCAGTAAAGCAAACGCCATTAAGTATCTTTCTCGTTTTGGCAAGAAAGATGGTAAGTCAAAGTTTGACATCCTGAAGGCAATACACTATTGTATACTACTATACCACTTCTCTGGTTTACATAATGACAACAAAAATCCCTATGAAACTTTCTGATAGAACAGTTAATTTACTTCGTAATTTTTCTACGATCAATCAATCTATTCTGTTCAAACAGGGTACTAAACTTCGCACTATTAGTGTGATGAAGAATATCCTTGCAGAAGCTAATGTGGATGAAGATTTCCCACAGGATTTTGGTGTGTATGATCTTGGACAGTTCCTCAATTCTTTGAGTCTGTTCCAAGAACCAGAGTTGAATTTTACTGGAGAGAGTTTCCTTACAGTTAAGGAAGGTAGGCAAAGATCTAAGTATTTCTTTGCTGATCCTAGTGTTATTGTTTCTCCTCCAGATAAGAAGTTGTCACTTCCTACAGTGGATGTAGAGTTCTCATTGAAGAGTGCTCAACTAGATCGTCTTCTTAAGGCTGCTGCTGTATATCATCTAACAGATATTTCTGTTGTTGGAAATGGTAAAGAGATTAAGTTGAAAGTACATGATCGTAAGAACGATACTTCTAATGATTTCTCTATTATTGTTGGTGTAACTGATAAGAAGTTTGAACTACACTTTAAGGTTGAAAATATCAAGATTGTTCCTGGCACATATGATGTCAAGATCTCTCGCAAACTATTAGCAGAGTTTAAGTCTTCTGAGTATGATCTTACTTATTTCATTGCTCTAGAACCTGATCTTACTTGGGAAGAATGATCTGGGAGGTATGGAAGTATGCACTGGGAAGTTTCGAGGATAATAAGACTGCAAAGTACGACAATGCAGTTTGTATTATTAGGAGTTTTATTCTTCTTACTTATCTTGCCACCAATATTTTTATTACTGCTGGTGTTGTAAGACATTGGAACCCACCAAACCATGTACAAAGTAATAGCCTATGAAGATAGGTATTCCGATCAAGTTTCAGAAATGGAATGTGAGGATTGGACAGAGGCTCAAGATGAGGCTGTACGATTATTGGAATCTGGTATGGAATGGGTTGATATAATGCAAGATGCTGGGCTCTTGCAACAACTAAATTTAAAGAGAGGTATTGTAGGAACTTTCTTCAGTACCCATGTACTCGCTCCCTATTATGTAAGGTTAAGGAATTATGGCAAAAAAAACTAGAGAAGAATTAATTCATGAGTATGCGGAATTTACTGCATCCAAAATGTCAGAAGATAGTCTAAGACGTATCGCTGTCATTACTTTGCTTGCTAATATTGATCCCAATAGTACTCTTGAGGATTGGGAGGATTATGTTGCAAGGATTGATCCCTTAATGAAGAGTGAAGATCTATTGCAGATGATTCAACCTCATGTTATAATGACTAAACCAGTTAAATCGAGGCCCGCCGATGAGTGATGATTTTCTTTGGGTCGAAAAGTATCGCCCTAAGACAATTGATGATTGTATTCTACCAGAGAGTACAAAGAAAAGCTTCAAGGACTTCCTAGAAGCAGGTGAAATTCCAAATCTATTGTTGTCTGGTCCGCCAGGAATTGGTAAGACCACAGTTGCTAAGGCATTATGTGAAGAGTTGGGATGTGATTATTATGTTATTAATGGATCCGATGAGGGAAGGTTCCTAGATACTGTGCGAAATCAGGCGAAGAACTTTGCCTCCACAGTATCTCTAATGTCAGATGGAGATGCGAAACATAAGATTATAATTATAGACGAAGCAGATAACACTACACACGATGTTCAACTCCTCCTCAGAGCCAATATCGAATCCTTCTATAAGAATTGTAGGTTTATCTTCACATGTAACTTCAAGAATAGGATCATTGAACCCCTCCATAGCCGATGCTCAGTCATCGAGTTTGGAATCTCAGGGAAACACAAACAAGCAATCGCTGCCCAATTCTTCGGGAGACTTGTATCCATCTTGGACAAAGAACGGGTTGAAGCTGATAAGAAAGTCCTTGCCGAACTTATCAATAAGCACTTCCCTGACTGGAGAAGAGTCTTAAATGAGTGTCAGAGACATGCAGTTGGTGGTAAGATTGATTCTTCTATACTCGCTAGTTTTTCGGATGTTAATGTAAATGATCTCGTTAAAAACCTCAAAGAAAAACAGTTTAAGGAAGTACGTAAATGGTGTGTCAATAATCTGGACAATGATCCTGCTGTACTTTTGCGTCGTATTTACGATGCTCTTTGTGATTCCTTGGAAGGTCCTTCCGTTGCTGCTGCTGTTCTCATTATTGCTAAGTATCAGTATCAGATCGCCTTTGTTGCGGATCAAGAAATAAATCTTCTTGCATGTCTGACTGAAATTATGGTGGAGTGTGATTTTAAATGATACCCACCGTACATTGGATACGATTCAGTGACTACCATAAATTAGCAGACTTAGTGGGTATGCGTGGTGCAGTTTATGGATTTGTTTGGAATGAGATTAAACCATCTATTACCCAGTCCCCATCAGATCTCGAAGGATGTGTATACATCGGAGAGTCTGGTGGTTTTTATTATGATAAACAAGGTGGTAAAGGTAAGTTAAGAAGTCATTTACATAAAAGGATGACACAACACCATAAACCTTTTACTACAGGTGAGTGTAATGAACGTAAGTATGAATTGTTTAAGGAGAGATATGGTTATGGTGATGATGTTCTTAATGGAACCTTAACTGGTATTGCCCTTTGGGTAGGATATATGTGTCCTCCTAAAGAAGATCCAGATTATTGTTTGAAGTCTTGGTTGATATCCACAGAACATCATGAGATTTATCAGTATCAACGTAGGTGGGGCAAGTCACCTCTTATGAATATGCAGGTTGATGGTAGAGGAAAGAATCCTGATTCTTATTCAAGTCAGATGATGCTTAGTTACAATTCTTTAGACCAATTTTATTGACTTATTGGGGGTTTTGAATTAAAATGGATGCTATGAAAAAGAAACAAAGACACCAAGTAAAATCCAGATTTTATTATTTGTTCTGGGGTGCTGCAACTCTATCAGTATTTGCTGGACAGTTGTATGTTGGTACTGGGTATCGTAAGATGTCTGAGTCCTTTGAACGGATACTGAAAACTCCGATTGTTGTTGGAATTACAGGCCTACCAAGCTTGCGAAAAGATAGTTGGGATAACTATCAACAACATGAACCTGAATTTTACCATCCAACGGATCCTCCTAAGAGAATTTATTAATGCAACTATCACCTGCTGATGCCACTTATGCAGCAGATAAATTCATTGATTACTTCTCCAATACAGGAAGGATCGATGAATATTTGCGTACTGTGAAGATGGATCGTATTGCAGATCAACCTATGGCTTTGCCTGGGTTTGGTCCAGAAGACGATCTGTTTGATGATTTTGATATGCATCCAGATGATATGGATATCAAAATTTATAATGCTGGAGATAGGGGAGGATTTAGTAATGAGTATTTCAATGAGAGATTACAGATTACTATGTCCCATGCCTTTGAGAGTTCTATTCCTGGCAAATCTTTAAAGTGGATAGTAAAGGAAGGTAATACAGATAAGACTATTGGGTTCATAAGGTTTGGTTCTCCCACCATCAATTCTAAACCAAGGAATGAATGGTTGGGTAACACGCCAGATCTTAGTCGGTTTAATCGCCATGCTATCATGGGATTTATTATTGTTCCTACTCAACCATTTGGATTTAATTACCTAGGTGGAAAACTTCTAGCGATGTTGTGTTGTTCTCATAACGCAAGGGAACAATTGAATAAGAAATATGACGCTGATATATGTTTATTTGAAACTACATCCCTGTATGGATCAACCAAATCTTCTTCTCAATATGATGGGTTAAAACCTTATATGAGGTACAAGGGACTGACTGTAAGTGACTTTACTCCTCTTCTCCATGACAGAATTTTCCATGATTTAAACAAGTGGTTTATAGCAAGGAATAATGATAAATTATTGGTAAAAGAAGATGCTTCCAGTAGGAAGTTAAAGACTCAATCTAAGATGATATCCATCATTAAGAAGTCTTTAGAGTCTCCTGAAAAGTTACAACAGTTTCATGCTGCTATAAGATCTGCAAAGGATTTAACAGAACAAAAACGTTTCTATATGTCTAACTATGGTTTCAAGAATGCTCGAGAAGTTATTCTCGGAACTGAAGATAAACTCATTAAGGCTGAGAATTATGATAGGTTCTCTGTTGATTCGATTGTTGATTGGTGGAGAAGGAAAGCTGCTCGTAGGTACGAAAGTCTCCAAAACCTTGGAAGACTAAGAACCAAGTTAGAGACTTGGAATACTAACCCAGATGAAATTGACATAATAAGATGAACTACAAAGATTCGGGTGTTGATATAGAGGCAGGTAATGCTTTTGTAGAAGAACTCAAACTTAAAGCTCCCACCATTGGGGGCTTTAATGGTATGTTTAAAGTACCAAGTGGATATGAGAGACCTGTATTGGTTTCTGGTGCTGATGGTGTAGGTACTAAGATGAACATAGCCAGAGTTGCTGGTGACTATACTACTATTGGTATAGATCTAGTTGCTATGTGCGTTAATGATGTTATCACTAGTGGTGCTAAACCATTATACTTTTTGGACTATGTTTCTACCAAGAAGATAGATGATAACGTTGCTGATATTATGGTTGGTATCCTTAAGGGATGTGAGATTGCAGGTGTTGATCTATTAGGTGGAGAGACTGCGGAACATTTCAGACAGAGTGATTATGATCTTGCTGGATTCTGTACAGGTATAGTAGAAGAGTTTGATATCGTTAATGGTAGGATGATTAAACCAGGCGATAAGGTTATTGGTTTAGCTAGTAGTGGATTGCATAGTAATGGATATACTTTGATTAATGATATGTTATGGAGACATAAGATATCATGGAAAGATACTCCTGAGTTACTTACTCCCACCACAATCTATGCTCCTATTATCAAAGAGTTGTTGGATGAATATCCTATCCTAGGGATGGCACATATAACTGGTGGTGGTATTCCAGAGAACCTTCCTAGGTGTTTGCCAGAAGGTTTAAAAGTAAGAGTAGATTATAATTCTTGGCCTCTACCAGAGATCTTTAGTAAGGTAATGTGTGCAGGTGAAATAACAGAGGAAGAGATGAAGAGAGTATTTAATCTTGGTATTGGATTTTGTTTAATAGTACCGCCAGAGATTGATATACATACTACAATCCCTTCTTGGGAAATTGGAGAAGTCTATGAGTAAACCAACGCCAGGATCTTATATTGATACTCAGGGGATGGGTGGTCCTGCTGATCCTAATGTTAAATCATCTGGTCCAGTAGAATATAAACCTGCTTCAGTTAAACCTTGGAGATTATTTACTGAGACTTTTGCTAAGGAGATGAAGATCCTTATCAATGAAGTGTTGGATGAAAGAGAAGGTAAGACTGGTATATCTTACTTTGATACTGAACATTTTAAACATACTGTAATTGATGAAGAACCACCCTACCAACCATACCAATGAGTGAAAAACATAGTTATACTAATCCATCTAAACCTCAAGACCTAGCACATTTAGAGGCAGTTAGTGATAAGAAGTATGATGAGGAAGGTAATGAGTTAGATAAGCATGGGTTTAGAGTTCAAGTATATCCAGATGGATTAGAATCAGTTCGCAAGTCGGTTGAGAATTGTGAGCAGATGTGTGGGTTGGATAGGAAAGTGATTCAGGAATTACTTAAAGGTGAGTGGTGTGAATATACTACATTAAATTCAGTTGGTAGGTCATCCAAAAAGATTGTTATCGAATACAATATCAGGAGCAAAGAACAATGAGACTAGGTGTTATGTGTTCTGGTAATGGATCTAACTTTGAGAATATAGTTAGGTCATGTAGAGTGGATGAAGTTGTGTTGATGATACACAACAAAAGAGATTGTGGTGCAGCAAGACGTGCCCAGAAGTTGGGAATTAATCATTGTTATATTAAGTCAAAGAATGAGGATGAGATTATTCAACTTTTCACA